CCCGGCAGGCGAGGGCAGGGCACAGACTGACGAGACGACACCGTTCCAGATTCTGCGGGCGGCAAACATTCCTGCCAGCCCAGCACCGACCAACGACTTCACCAAGCGGCGCGAGTCGGTGGCGACGTGTCTGTCGCGGCTCATCGACGGTGCGCCGGGGTTTGTCGTACATCCTCAATGCCGCACCTTACGCAAGGGCATGGCTGGGGGATACAATTACAAGCGGGTTCAAGTGTCCGGTGAGGAGAAGTACCGTGACGTACCCGACAAGGGCATGTATTCGCACGTCTGCGAAGCGGCCCAGTACATGCTAGTGGGCGCGGGCGAAGCCCGTACACTGGTGAGGCGCGACCGCTCGACCGCAAGAAGGGCGACCGCATTGGCTGACTACAACATCTTGGGGTGACAGATGGGTGGACTTTTTGGTGGCGACACGCCGAACTACACACCGCCGCCGGTCCCGGCAGCGGCTCCGGTGCCGACAGTTGACAAGGCACGCGACAACCTGATGTCGCAGCAAGAGGCGGCAATGCGCCGTGGCCGTGCTGCCAACATCCTGACCAGCAACAGCGGCGACCTGTCGTCGACATCGACCAGCAGCAAGAAGCTACTCGGGGGCTGACATGGCAACGCCGGTCATGCTCATCGGGAATACCACGCCGAAGAACTCGACGTATGCGGGGATGACCGCGCCGAAGGGCTACGAGTTCGGCAAGGTGGACAACAACCAGCAGATGTGGGCTGGCAACCAGTTGGTCGCGTTCCGACCGTTGCAGGCCGTGCAGCCTCCCGCCGCATCGCAGTTCGGCCAGCCGGGTGTTGTTGCTGGCATCTACGGCAGTCTGAAAAAGCCAAGCGCACCAGCAGCACCGGCAGCACCGCCGCCCGTCATCCAAGGTGGCACGGCCCTGCTGACCGGCAACGCTGGGCAATCGCAAGGACCGGCGCAAGACGAGCAGCAGATGTGGAAGGGCAACAAGCTGGTCCCTTTCAAGGCGGGCGCGAAGGTCGCTCCGACCAACGGCACGACAATACTTTTAGGGGACTGACATGGACTCCCGCATCGACGACATCATCAGGCGACAGGAAAAGATGGCATCCGACCGCGCCATCTTTGACCAGCACTGGCGCGAGATTGCCGAGCGCATCTTGCCGCGTGCTGACCACTTCCGCGTCAACCGCAACCCCGGCGACAAACACACCGAGCGTGTCTTTGATGCCACAGCCAGCCTCGCGCTGGAGCGGTTCGCCTCGGCGATGGAGTCGATGCTGACACCTCGCACCCAGCAGTGGCACACGCTGCGGACGATGGACGACGCCATGAACGAAGACCCCGAGGTCCGGGCGTGGCTCGACGAGGTGACCAAGATTCTGTTCGCGGTGCGCTACGCACCCAAGGCGAACTTCGCCAGCCAAGCGAACGAGGTCTACATGTCGCTCGGCGCGTTCGGCAACGGCGCCATGTTCATCGACGAGGCGGTCGGGCAGGGGCTGCGCTACCGCGCTGTCCACCTGTCGGAAATCTTCATCGCCGAGAACCATCAGGGCGTCATCGACTCGGTGCATCGCCGGTTCGAGATGACGGCACGCCAAGCGGTGCAGCGGTTCGGCGAGAAGAACCTCGGCGACTACATCCTTGAGCAGGCCAAGAAGTTCCCGGAAAACAAGTTCGAGTTCATCCACTGCGTGTCGCCCAACGGTGACCAAGTCTACGGTCGCAAGGACTATCGCGGCATGCCGTTCGCGTCGGTCTACATCAGCATGAACGACCGCAAGATTGTCAGCGAGGGCGGCTTCCGTGCCATGCCCTACGCGGTTGGGCGCTACGTCACCGGGCCGAAAGAAGTCTACGGTCGGTCCCCGGCCATGACCGTGCTGCCAGACATCAAGATGCTGAACGAGATGTCGAAGACCGTCATTCGCGCGGCCCACAAGATTGTTGACCCCCCGCTGCTGCTGCAAGAGGACGGCGCACTGTCGGCCTTCGACCTGCGTCCGGGTGCGCTCAACTACGGCGGCGTCAACGACCAAGGCCAGCAGATGGTTCACCCGCTGCAAACCAATGCCCGCGTGGACATCGGTCTCGACATGATGGACCAGCGCCGGAAGGTCATCAACGACGCCTTCATGGTGACGCTGTTCCAGATTCTGGTCGATGCCCCGCAGATGACCGCGACCGAGGCGATGCTGCGAGCGCAGGAGAAGGGCGCGCTGTTGGCGCCGACAATGGGCCGTCAGCAGTCTGAGTTCCTCGGCCCGCTCATCGAGCGCGAACTGGACATCCTTGCCCGTGCTGGCGTGCTGCCGCCGATGCCGGAGGCTCTCATGGCTGCGGGTGGCGTGGTGGACATCCAGTACCAGTCGCCGCTCAACCGGGCGCAGCGCAGCGAGGACGGTGTCGCCATCCTGCGGACGCTGGAGAGCGTGACGCCGCTGGCGCAAATCAACCCGGCGGTGCTGGACGTGTTCGACGCCGAGGCCATTGCCCGCGAACTGGCAGACATCAACGGCGTGCCCGCGAAGGTGCTGCGGACACCGGACCAAGTCGCTGCCATGAAGCAAGCGCAGGCTCAGGCGGCTCAGGCTCAGGCGTTGCTGCAAGCCGCGCCGGTGGTCACTGGTGGCATCAAGGACTTGGCACAGGCGCAGTCGCTTGCCGCATCGAACCCGTCACAACAGGCTCCAGCCATCTTCCCGCAATGAACGAAGACGAACTCGACGACATCCTCAACCGCGAAGCGACCCGCCGCAAGGTTGGCGAACCTGTCTGCACGGACGGGCGCGTCAAGACGGTGATGGGCAACATCAGCACCTTGCGTGACCTACGCGTCGAGCAAATCGACCGGACCATCACGATGCTGCAAACCTACCGGGCGCTGGTGCTGGAGGGCTTGGCATGATGAACAAACTCATCGAGCGCATCCTGTGGCGCAAACGGGCGTACCGGCTGACGTTCTTGGACAACGACGGCAAGTTCAACCCGACCGCGAAGGTGGTGTTGTCCGACCTGCGGAAGTTCTGCCGCGCCACCGGCTCGACCGTCGTGGTGTCGCCGGTCACCAAGCAGATTGACCCGATTGCGATGGCAATGGCCGAGGGTCGGCGCGAGGTCTGGAACCGCATCATGGCTCACCTGTACGTCGATGAGAAGCAGGTGTTCGAGTTGACAGAGCGTGACGAGTGACAGCAACCCCAACAACGGAGAGCGCAGTGCCCGCGCCAGTAGAAGCACCGACTGGTACTTGGTCAATCTGGAAGCCCAAAGACACAGAGTTCACCCTCGCGGTGGACTTCGCAGCAATCGCTGAAGCACTCGGCACGACCATCGAGCAAGTCGTATGGGTCGGCACCGAGGGCGTCGTCAACAACGACATCGACGGCCATGTGCTGTCGGGTCATGTGTGACAGCCGGGATAGACCGGCGACCTTAACCACCATCAGGAGACATCATGTCTGACGCAAACGGGTCTGCAATTCTGGCAGGCAACCCGACCAGCGATTCCGCTGTCGGGACTACATCGGCACCGGCAGCGGCCAACAACACACCGCTTCCCGTCACTGACTCAACCACCACCACCAACCAGACCCCGGCGAACTCGTCGTGGTACGACGCCATCGAGGACGGCGACCTCAAGGGCTACGTCCAGAACAAGGGCTGGAAAGACCCGGTCGAACTGGCGAACGGCTATCGCAACCTCGAGAAGCTGCTGGGCGGCGAGAAGCTGCCAATGCCCAAGGGTGACGACGATGCCGAGGGCTGGGCGCGTGTCTACGACTCGCTTGGTCGCCCCAAGAGTGCCGACGAGTACAAGCTGCCGGTGCCGGAAGGCGACACTGGCGAGTTCGCCAAGATGGCCGCGTCGAAGTTCCACGAACTCGGACTGACCGGCAAGCAGGCTCAGTCGCTGGCCGCTTGGTACAACGAGCGCGGCACCGAGATGATGGGCCAAGTCCAGCAGCAGTCGGCGCAGAAGACCGAGGCTGACATCAGCGGGCTGAAGTCCGAGTGGGGTCAGGCGTGGGACGAGAACATCGAACTGGGTCGCCGCGCTGCCCGCGAGTACGGTCTGGACCAGACATCGCTGTCGAAGATTGAGCAGGCCATTGGCACCGCCGACCTGCTGAAGCTGATGTCGCGCATTGGTCGCGGCCAGACCGAACACACGTTTGAGGGCGGCAAGTCCACCACGTCGTTCGGCATGACGCCGGAAGCAGCGCGCGAGCGTATCGGCGCACTTCGCAACGACAGCGAATGGGCAACCAAGTACATGAGCGGCAACGCCGACGCACAGGCAGAGATGCAACGCCTCATGCGTCTTGCGTACCCCGAGTGATGCTAAACCCGCAACACCATTGGGAAAATTATGCAGAACGAAGAACTCAGGTTAGAATGTCTACGACTGGCAAACCGGCCCGGGCTGTCACCTTCCGAGGTGATAGCAATCGCCCGAGAGTACATCGGGTGGGTGGCCGGAGTTGCAGCCCCGACAACCCCCGCGAGGGGGCCGGGTGACGGCTCGAAAGTGAGCAAATCGGCCCCGTCGTCCAGCGACCGGACAAGCCCTCTGACGAAGCAAAGCGCGGAGCAATCCGCAGAACCTTAATCCATATCCTCGGAGGGATAGACCATGTCGTTCAACGTCAATACCGCGTTCGTCCAGCAGTACTCGACGAACGTGATGATGCTGCTCCAGCAGCAAGGCTCGAAGCTGCGTTCCGCAGTCTCGAACTACAAGTTCCAAGGCAAGGCCGCGTCGGTCGCCGAACAGTTCGGTTCGGTGTCGCCGGTCCGTAACCAGTCGCGTCACTCGGACACCCCGCTCATCAGCACCCCGCAAGATAAGCGCTGGATGTACCCGAACGACTACGACTGGGCTGACTTGGTCGATAACCAAGACAAGCTGCGTATGCTCATCGACCCGACCTCGTCCTACGCGATGGCCGGTGCATGGGCGATGGGTCGTGCAATCGACGACGAAATCATCAGCGCCTTCTTCAACAGCAACAACACCGGCGAAAACGGCACCACCACCACCGGCACCCTGTACTCTGTCACCAGCAACTCGCAGTCGGTTGGTGCCAGCGTCGGCGCATCGGCGGCTACTGGTCTGAACATCGCCAAGCTGCGCGCTGCCAAGCGCAAGCTGATGGAAGGCTATGTCGACGTCGACAACGATCAGCTGATCTGCGTCATCTCGGCCAAGCAGCACGACGACCTGTTGAACGAAGCCCAGGCCATCAGCCTCGACTAC